ATTCTCGCTGGCACGGTTGGCATTGGAACGATTAGCCCAATTAGCAGAGGAAGATGGCGATGGATGAACCGAAGAAGCGGGGTAGACCGCGTAAGCCACCCACCCCGAAAATCCCCAAAGAAAAGGTGCCAGTGGTCATGCCCGAATTGCCACCCGCGCAACGGAAAGACCATAAGGGGATTCACTGGACACAAGACCCAGAGATACTGGCACGCCTAGCGACGGTGGCAAGCATGATGGTGCAGGGGGCGAAACCGTTCCAGATTGCCGATGCGTTGACGGTGGATGTGCGGACGATTTACCGCGATATTGCGCGGGTGTACAAATTGTGGCGCGATGAGGCAATGCAGGAGATAGACGATGCGCGTGCCAAATCGATCGCCCAATATGAAGAGATTAAGATGCGGGCATGGGAGGGGTATCGCAAGGCGCAGGGGGAAGGCGGGGGACGGTATTCGCCCACCACTGCCAGAGATATGCGCGATTGGTTGAAATTGGCGATGGATGCCGAGGCGCATATCGCCAAATTGCAAGGGACGGAATTAACACGGGTGGATGTGACCAGCAAGGGAGAGCGGATTGGGAATACACAGGAGCTAACAGATGAGCAACTACTCACTATCGCCACAGGAAGCGGCACGGGAGCTACTGGTCAGGCGGGGGGGAAGGAATAAGTTATTGGCGTTTACGCAGTATACCTACCCAGAATATATACCCGACCCCGCGCATGAACTCATCGCCTCGACACTGGATAAGGTGGTGAGCGGGGAGATTAAACGGCTGATGATATTCGCGCCACCGCAGAGTGGGAAAAGCGAATTATTTTCGGTGCGGTTGCCTGCGTATTGGTTGGGTAAGCGTCCGAATGACCCCGTGATTTTATCGTCGTATGCGGCATCGTTGGCGGAATCCAAATCGCGTCAAGTGCGTAATATCATCGAATCCCACGAATATAACCTGCTGTTTGGGCGCTATGCGCGTCGCACGACCCCGCCGATAGAGACACGGCGCGATAGTCGGGCAGTGAATCATTTTTATCTGAATAATCCGTATCGGGGCAGTATGTTGGCGGTGGGGGTGGGCGGTCCGATAACGGGGCATGGGGCATTGCTGGGTATCATTGACGACCCACATGAAAACTGGGAACAAGCGCAGAGTCGGACGTACCGGGAACGGGCATGGGATTGGTATCGGACGACCTTCCGCACCCGTATCTGGGAAGGTGGGGCGATTATATTGGGGATGACGCGCTGGCATCAGTTGGATTTGGCGGGGATGTTGTTGGCGGAGCAAGCCTCTGAGTGGACGGTACTGAGGCTATCCGCTATCGCGGAGACCCAAGAGGAACGGGATATGAACAACGTGTATATCGGGTTAAAGGCAGGAGTGGATGACCCCTTGGGACGGGAAGCGGGACAACCCCTCACACCAAGCCGATTCAGTCGGCAGGCGCTGGACGAATTGAGACGCGATGTGGGGTCATTGGCGTGGACGGCGGAATATCAGGGTGTGCCGAGAAGTGCTGAGGGTAATCGGTTTAAGCGTCAGTGGCTTGAAATTGTGGATAGCGTGCCGATACATGCCAAACGGATAAGGTACTGGGACAAAGCGGGGACGGCACATACGGATAACAAGGGGGCGGCAACGGCAGGAGTGCTCATCGCCAAGACGGATGACGGCATGATTTACATTGAGGATGTGGTCAGAGGGTGGTATTCGGCGTTGGAGCGTGAGCGAGTGATTAAGCAGACGGCAGAACTGGATGCCCAGAAATACGGCAGAGGCAAAGTTCGGATATTCATCGAACAAGAACCGGGCAGTGGGGGGAAAGAATCGGCGGAAAGCACCATACGCAACCTAGCGGGTCACTCTATCTATGCTGACCGTCCCACAGGCGATAAGGATACGCGACTAGAACCCTTTGCCGCCCAAACCGAAGCGGGGAATGTGAAGCTGGTGCGTGGGACATGGAATCATGACTACATCGAGGAGATGGTTGCCATCCCCAATGGGACGTATCGTGACCAAGCCGATGCCACAGCAGGGGCATTTAACAAGCTGGCAGAAAAGCGCGATGTGGGATTCATGCAGGGCAAAGCGAAATATTAGACAAATTGACACAATGGGATTATAATAGTACAAACGTTCTTTACTAGGATGAGGAAGCCATACGATGTTATCACAAACGATGCAGGAGGCGCTGGCACAATTTCGGATGAGTGGCGAATTTGGTACGGCGCGGAAAAGCACTATAAACGGATTAGAACGGCGCGGGATGATACAAGCGACCGGTGAGGGGTATGCGCTCACCGATACGGGTAGCCATTTGGTGCGTGAATCGCAGACGGACCCACGTCCCAACCGCTTGATGCTCCGTTGGAATATGCCCCCCTACGCGCAGACCTATGACACGGGTCAGGCGGATTATGCGTTTTGGGATAAGGCACGGCGGGGTAGGGCGCGGGGGTTGGGATTGGGCGGGTTGTTCATCAAGCCGTTGGCGTCCAAAGTTGCCTCATGGACGTTGGGGCAAGTGCCGAAGATTCGGTGTGAATCGGATACCGCGCAGGAACTGGTTGCCGAATGGGTGACCGAACATCATGCCAAACTGATTGAAGTGTACGAAGAAGCGGTGGTGCTGGGGGATTGTTACCTGCTGGTCAACGCCGATTTGACACTGACGATACTACCGCCACAAGTCGTCATGCCGATGCTTGCGCCTGATGACTACTCCAAAATCATTGGCTACCGCGTGACAGAGGTGCATGTCAACCCATACAGCTTCTCGCGGATGACCATCACCAACGACTATACCGCGACTGAGCGGGTGCGGACAGTGACGATAGACATGCCTGTGACTGAGAATGGGGTGTATCGCAATCAGGGTAACACCATCCGCACGGAACGCTTTAAGAACCTCATCGGCAAAATTCCGATAATCCACATCCCCAATGATGCGGGGGCGGATGAACGCTACGGACATCCGGTGGCAGAGGGGTTGCTTCATGCCATGTATCGCTATGATGATGTGTTTGAGTATGCGATTGCGGGCAACAAGCGACAGGGAAGACCGACACCTGTGATTAGCGAGATGGGCGATGTTGACCAGATAGAACAATTCTGGGAATTGTTCGGTGGCAAAGAGAAATACACCGATGCGGATGGCAACGAGCAGTCACAACGGGTACTCGATTTTGATGCTGACCAAGTGTTGACATTGGGGGGGAATGCCAAGTTTGATTGGAAGGCACCGGGTAGTTTCACCACTGACACGCAGAACCTACTGGAACTCATCTTTTACTTGATACTGCAACATAGCGAAATCCCCGAATTTGTGTGGGGGAATGCGATTGCCAGTAGCAAGGCTAGTGCTGAGAGCCAGATGCCCCCGTTCACTCGCTTCATCGAAAAGAAACAAGGGCAGGTCACGCGCTGGTTAAACCAAGTATTGGATGTGGTGGTGGCGCTCATCCGCACGTATGAGACGGGAATCCCCAAAAGCGAAAAAGCGCGAATCGCATGGATGCCACTCACCAACGCCGATGGTGCATTGACACTGCAAGCGGTGCAATTCGCGCTCAGCAGTGGGCTGATGGACAAAGAGACGGCACTTAAGCTATTGCCGTTGGATATTGAGAATCCCGCCATGGTGATTGAGCGGGCGAAAGCAGAACAGGCAGAAGATGCCGAAGAATTTGACCGCAGGCAAGAGGCGATGCTGACAGGGCAACGGCGGGATGAGGCAATAGAAGCTAATCCAGATGCGGAGATAGACGATGAAGAAGCCTAATATTCATATCATTACCATCGCCTACGGATTAGCCGATGACCTCTACAAGTTGGTAGATAGTGCCGATGGCGCAGGGGTGCATTGGCACATCTTCCTACACAGTCAATTCCCCGATGTGGTGGCGATGTGTGATGAGTTGGACGAGCTTAAGAACACGCACATCTACCCCTATGGGACGAATCGGGGGGTAGCGCGGAGTTGGAATGAGGGGTTGCATCTGGCATATACCAAATATGGTGCGGATGTCGCCTTCATCGCCAATGACGATGTGGTGTGTTCATACGCTGACCTGATGAAATTGACCACTGTCGCGCTCAATTCGCCAGAGGCATTTATGGTCAGTGGTTGCGGGCATGATGTGCGAAGTGGTGCGGATGGGGATATGACGTTTAGCATGGGAGCAGTCACACGCAAAGCGATTGAGACCATCGGCTATTTTGATCGGAATTTCTTCCCGATGTACTTTGAGGATACCGACTGGTATCGCAGGGCGTATTTGGCAACGGGCGGGATGGATTGGAAGGTGGTTGTGCCAGACACGCATATCATCCATCAGGGGAGCAAGTCTATTCATACCGTCCCTGGACTAATGGAACAACATCACCAAACCTTTGTGGCGAATCGGGAATATTATCTGCGGAAATGGGGTGGATTGCCCGAAGAGGAGATGTATCATCTGCCGTTTGATGAATCGTGCTATGGGTTATGTATCCCGTATGCGTGTGTGGATGCACCGTATGAAAGACAGAATCGTACCGATTCCGAGATTGTGAGGATGTGAGGATGACATTTATCTCCACCAAGAATATCCAAACACGGGCATTGGCGCTGGTGAAGCGCGAGGTGGATAGTGCCTTCCGCGAGGTGGCAGACCGTGCCAGAGGGGTGATACTCCGTCAAGCGGGGCTGGATGGACGACTCTCGGAGCGTGAAGCGGAGGCGATTCAGAGGCAGGTGGGGGAGATGGTGCAGGGGATGTTTGTGTCCTTCGATGGACGTAAATCGTATGATGGGGTGAAGCCATTATCCCGTTATGCCCAAGTGTTGAATACTGCCTATGTGTTCGCTGTCAAAGAATCGGTGCTGGTGCATCATCGCTGGATGGTGAAGCATATCCCCCAAGATGTGCGCGAGTTTCTGATGCGGAATCCGAGACCGTTGACAATCACAGAACTCACCCAAGCCGATGAACGGCATATCCGTATTGGCATGAATCGGCGGTTGCTAGACACAGGCAATCTGCTGACTGAGGTGGAAGATGCTCCGCCGATTGACCCGAATATCATCGGCAAATTGAGGATATTCCGACCCAACCCAATGGCGGAACTCGACCCTTCGCGCAGGTGGGTGCCGATGCACCGTTGGCAGGATGAGCGAGGGTATCGGCTGAGTGACCGTATCTGGGAAGCAAGTCTGCGGACACGGATGAAAATTGATGCGCTGATTGCCGATGCGATACGGACGGGCAATAGTGCTGAGAATCTTGCCAACAGGTTAGAGCAGTTCCTTCTACCGAGCCGAGCGCCGTTGCGGACGATTAAGCCATACGGACGGGATGCGAGTTATGATGCGATGCGAATCGCACGGACGGAAATTACGAGGGCGGTTAATCAGGCTTCGTTCGTGGCGGGGTATCTGAATCCGTACACAGTGGGGTTTGATGTGGTACGGAGTTTTAATGGCGACCCACAGTGTAAAATCTGCCCGCAATATGCCACGATTGACATGGGGGGGAATCGGGTCAGACCGTTTTATGCGTATGAAACGGGTGCAATTGGACCGTATCATCCGCATTGCAAATGCCACATACGCGATGTGGTAGGGGATGCTCCGCAGACGGTGACCAATAATCTGCGGGGTATGATGGATGAGGCGAGGCGTGAGTATCTTGACCCGATTATGACCCCGCTCATGGTGGCGGAGTTCATACGGATGTTGTTGGGGGTGCTGGCAGATGGCTAATCCAAAGATCCGCGAATTACATCATCGTGCCATGTGCCTAGTGGATGAGTCTGATAAAATGAGGCGTATGGGGTATCCTGAATTGGTAGCGCCTCTTATTGGGCGTGCTTACGAATTGGAACTTGAAGCGGCGGATTATGCCGTTACTGAGCCGTCTAGGTCGGTGCTATATCGGAGTGCGGCGACCCTTGCGTTGCGTTGCGGACGCTTCGATGATGCACGTAAGGCTATCGAATTGGGGTGTACTGAAAATACTCACCTAGAGATACGCGCTGAGTTTGATTCCCTCTTGAAACAAATCTCCGAATAGTCCTTATAAGTAAATGTAACTCGATACGTAATTGTCTATATTTTGTAACAGAATATTTGTTGCACTATATAAGACAATACCCTATACTTACGTATAGTACATAAGTTCTTATTGGGAGATGGTGTAACCATGACT